TTGTTTTGTGATTTTTTCAAATTTGGCGTTATACTCTTCATTGCTATGTTTTCTTAATTCTTCTGATTTTTTATAAAAATCAGTTATCATTGTTTTTCTATCTTTTAAAGATGTAGCTTTAAGGATATCTGCATTAAACATATTTGTAAAGCCAAATAAAAAAGCATTTATGTTTGACATTTTTACTCCTTAAAATTCTTAGCATATTTAGCATATACTGATTTTAATTAGATTATACCTTTTTTATAGTTAATTTATACTTATTTTATATGTTTTTATAGTCTTGCTTTTTTAAAAATAAATAAATGGCGAGATTCTTCCCTTAAACTCTTAATTAAAATTCTAACAAGCAAAGTTAAAAACAAAATTAAGTTAGTTTTTAGATGAACCAACACCTGCTAAATATCCAAAAACGCTTGCTAGTGTTGTACTAAGCAAACCTAATCCTATGTCTATTTTTTCAGTAAATAAAACAAGATAAAGACTAGCTATCAAAAGAATAAAAACCGCAGTACATGCTATATTCATAGATTTGTGCCATTTTTTATTTTCTTTAGTCAGTTTATTAACAGCAAAATCATATTGTCTTTGATTATCTTCTCTAGTGGCTTCAATTTGAGCTAAAGTAGCCTTTTGCTTGCTGACTTCTATTTCAGCCATAACTTTGCCTACTTTTTCAAAAGTTTCAAGTTCTTTATTATCTTTAACTATTTCATTTTTCATATTTAAGTTTTACATTATCTTCAAATTTTGTATTGTTTTGTTGTATAGCTTTTAATACACCTTGTATTATCAATAAATCTGTATTTTGTATTTTTGGATAATACCCTTTATAGTTTAAATAAGAAATAACAACAGCATTGTTTGGATTTTTTTCTTGAAGTATTCTTGTTTCATTGTAGGCATTTAATATACTACTCATTTTAATTCCTTTTTTTTATGGTTAAATTATACCTTTTTTATAGTTAATTTATACTTATTTTATATGTTTTATATACTTAACTTATAGGTTTTTTATAGTCTTATTTTAAAAAAAATATATCTACTTTATTTTAAAACATACTATTTTTATTTTATAAAAGGTTTTATAGATTTTGAAATTTCATCTAAAACTTTTGCTTTTTCATAATTAATGAGCCAACTATCAACCCATTTAGGTGTTTCGCCTTTTGCATTCCAATTGATAACACCATTATAAACAGCTCCGACCATATTTGCAAATTCTTTTTTTGTAAGCTCTAATTCATTTAATTTTTTTTCAAATGTTTCTATATCCATTTAATATCCTTGTTGGTTTTAGTTATTATAGCAAAAAATACATAAAAATTTAACTTTTAATAAAAAATAATTATAAAAAAATGTATTTTATGCTTGACATATATTATAAAAAAGTGTATAATCACTGCATAAAAGTTATAAAATAATTAACTTTTATAAATCAAAACAAAAAGGTAAAAAATGGAAAAATTAGCTGTAATTAATGGCGTGGATGTAGAGTTGGAGGTAGCCAACGACCAAGTAACGACTACCTCTTTAGACATCGCGGCGGTTTTTAATAAACGCCACGATAATATTATAGCAAAAATTGAAACTTTCCCAAAGGATAGTTTCACTGACCTTAATTTTAAGGCGAGTAAATATATTGATAGCACGGGTAGAATTTTACCTTGCTACAAAATCACTCGCGACGCTTTTTCTCTTTTAGTGATGGGTTTTACAGGTGAAAAGGCTTATAAATGGAAAATCGAGTTTATCAAAGCTTTTAATGAAATGGAAAAAAGACTAAGAAATATTGAATATGAGAAGCACGATAAGTTAGCTTTTAGACAAAGCTTAGGTTACAAATCTCAATTAGCACAGCAAAAGCAAAAATATGAGAATGAGATTAAAGCTTTAAAGTATGATTTAGAACAAAGTAAAAACAATTTTAAAGATAAATTAAATTGTATATTGGCTAAAAATGGCTTATATGCCTTTGATTTTAAAACTTTTAAAAATTATGCCTTAAAGCTAGAAAAAATGTTAAAAGATTTAAAAGATGATGAAAACAAAGAGAATAAACTACTTTCAAGAATGCAAAATGATTTCTTAGAATGTTTAGAACTTTATAAAAGTATAAATATTTGAAGTCTTCACCCTGCTTTTTTTGAAGACTTTTTAGTGTTTTAAGGACAAACTAAGCAGGGTTTCTTTAAAATATCATTAACTATATTAAAAGATTAGTTCTTATCTAGCTCTTTATCGCTACGATAAGGACTACTAAAAGCATTAAGATTATAATAACTTCGTTCATCTTAACCTCCTTTCAAACTTTTTACAAAGTCTTCAAAGAGATATCCTTAAAACCATAAAATTATACATAAAAAATACTTAAAAATTTAATTTCATTTCAAAACACACTATTTTTGAAATAGTCATTTTTGGAAAAATCCTTAAAACTAAACTAAGGAGAATTCAAAAATGGCTTTACCTTCAATGGGACATACCCCACCCGCAACAGAAAATGTTAAGTTAAAACAATCAATATATGAAACGATTATTAAAATTGGAGCTACTGAAACACCAATTTTAAATAAAATAGGTACTTCAAAGGTTACAAATCCTTTAACTCATAGTTGGATTACTGATACTTTTGAAGAACCAAAAAAGAATGCAAATTTAGAGTTAAGTAAATTTGTAGGTGAAACAAAAAACACAGCTCAAAAAACTACAAATGCTACTCAAATATTCATTACCGAAGCCATGGTATCAAAAGCTTTATTAAAAGCAAATCAATATGGTGGCAATGAAATGGAGTATCAAATAGGCAAAAAAACCAAAGAACATAAAATGGATATGGAATATGCTTTATTTGGTCTAGGCAGAGATGCTGATGTAAAAATATCAGTTTTTAAAGATTATGTTCAAGCACAAGAAGCAACAAGTGGAGAAATGGCTGGACTTTTTCATTATATCGCTAAAGGAAAAGATAGCTTTGCTGATGGAAAGCGTGGAAATGTATTAGCTTTTGATGAAGCAGGAGATTGGAGCGGAACGCCAACAGAACTAACAGAAGATAAACTCAATCAAATCTTACAAAACATTTGGAATAGCGGAGTTACACCTAAAGATGTCTTTTTAGGAGCCGACTTAAAAGGAGCTATTAACAAATTTGCTACAAGAATTTTAGGCAATGAAACAAAACTAGTAGGACAAGTAGTAAGCCTTGAAACAGATTTTGGAACGGTAAATTTCCATATGCATAGATTATTAAGCCCTAAATATGGTTTGGGTGATGTTTTAATTGCTGGGGATTTTGAGTATATGAAACATGGGCTTTATATTCCTACTATGATTGAAGATGTTCCAACTGATATTACTGCAAAAGCAAAAAGATTTTACACACAAAGCACTTTAGAGGTAAGAAATGCTGATGCTTTTGCTATAGGTGTGGGATTAACTAGTACAAATAATGCAAAGGCTAAAGCGGTTTTAAAAGCAGCAAAAGGTGCATAATGCTTTGTATTATGGCTAAAAAACTCATTATCGCTAAAGTTAAAAATTCTTACAAAATGATAGAAGATGATGAAGTTTTGAAAGCCTATTTTATGGAAAGCTTTTATTATATTTTATCAAAATGTGTTCCTAGCGTTCTTTTAAAAAATGTAGAACAAGGTGAAAAAGTTTTTAGGCGAGTTAGAAACAATCATTTTTTGATTATTCCTGATGAGCCTGATTTTGATAATGAAAAAGAACATTTAATGATAGATGAAACACTTAGTTTTGCTGTGATTAATTATGTTTGTTATTTGATTACAAGATGCGAAGAAAAAGAATTTTTGGCATTATGTGACAAGATAATTAATCAGTATATAGCTAATGATGGTAAGGAGCTTGATGATGAAAGAACATGGTTGTAACCCTAATTTCACAAAAAAATTTAATAGACCTTTGAGTTATAAAGACTATATACAAAGTATAAATAGTGCTGATTTTATAGCTTATTTAGATGATAAAAAATGGCTTTTAGCTATGGATGATCTGCTTTTCTTTTGTGAAAAGAGAATTAAAGACAGTGATTATTACGAAGGTTAAAAATGGGAACAAGTTTAAACGAGTTAAAAACAGGCAGAGAAAAACTTGAAATCATAAATCAAGTTTTAGCAAGAATTTCAGATGTTGCTACTGCTTTGGATAATACTAGAATAGAAGAAATTGTAGGCTTAAAAGAACAAGTTAATAACTTTTATACTCAAACTTTGAAGCTTAAAAATTTAGTTATAGAAAATAGCGAACTTACGCAAAGTAATGCTGATTTTGTTAAAAACAAAAAAGATGAAATAGAAAAAATAAGCAATAAAATAAACGATACTTTAAACAATATAGAGAATATCTACAATAACATTATAGAGTTGGAAAAAAACATAAATAATGGCGTTAATATTGTTAAAGAAAAGTATCCTGAGCTTAACGAGTTTAATAAAAATTTTGAAATCATAAAAATAAAACTCGAAGAATATTATGATATAGCTGTTGATTTTAATGCAGGACTTGAAAAAATAGAAGAAAACAAAAATCTTACTAAATCTTATTTAGATTTATCCATAGAGCTTAAAGAGCAAATTTTACAAGAATTAGAACACGCACAAAGTATTAAAGATGATTTGCATTCTAATATAGAGCTTGTAAATAAGCTTGTTTCAAATATTATAGCAACAAAGAATGAGATTATATCTATAACCAATGATTTTAAAAATGTAAAATCAGAAGTACAAAACATAGTCAATGATGCCCAAGCAACTATAAAACTTAAGATAAATACTATACTTTTTGAAAATCAAAGATTAAATCAGAATATGATTGATCTATTAAAACGTTGCGAAAAATTAGAAGATGAAATCGTAGGAAAATATGAAGATATTTTAAAAATAGAAGAACTTATAAATTCATCAACTGGAATTATAAACGATTTAAAAGAAGCAGTAAAACAAAGCGAACAAATTAGCGAAGATATGAGAAGTTTTACAGCTGTTATCAACGATTTCAAAACAGAAATTTCTAATCTCAAAACAGATTTAGAAAGCTACAATGAAAGATTAAAAGGACAGCTTGATTTAAAATTAGCACAAGCAAACTCAAGTGTAGATGCTAAGATTTCAAGCATTGAGGCTCTAAAAAATCAAATTGAAGCATATATAGAAACTAATAAAAATACCGTAGATGTGGCTTTAGCTAACTTTATAGAAAGAGCAAAAATAGCCAATGAAGATTTAGGAAGATTAACAGAAGTGGCAAGAACTGAACTTGCTAATGATAAAACAGCTATTGAAAGCTATTTATTAGAGTTTAAACAAAGTATTATCGATGAGATGAAGAAAGTATCAAGCGATATTACAGATGAAACAAGTGGGATACTAGCTCAAAAAAATCAAATAGAACTTATCATAGCACAGGGAAAATTGGCTTTAGATACCTTAACAAATGAGTTTAATTCAAATTACCAAAACAAATTTAATGAATTTAATTCTAATGCTAATGAAAAATTAAGAGCAATTAATTCTCTTGGCGAAGAAAGTATAGCAAACATACAAAGTAAAACAGATGAAAATATAGGTAAGTTAAATACTGCTAGCGAAGAAAAGCTGGCTAAATTTGATGAAATTATAAAAGACAATTTGGGTGGAATTTATTCTCACATTTTTTCAATAGAAAATGTTTTACTTGATAAAAAAATAATTAAATTAAGTTATAAGGAGTAAATAATGCCAGACTTAGAACAAGTTGCAAGTGATTTAAATTCAGCATCACAAAGCTTACAAGAGTTAAGAAAAAAATATAATGGTGCTTTGGATTTATTAGATAACAAAAACACAGAAATAACAGCTGTATTAGAGAGTGCAAAATCTAATGCCTTGCAAGAAGTGCAAACTATAAGCAATACAGCTACAAGTCAAATTTCACAATTAAAAGATACATCGTTAAACGCTGTTAATGAAGCTAAAAATACAGCTACATCTGAAATATCAAGTAAAAAGGAAGAGTATAAACAAGAGTTAGAAACTAAGAAGAATGAATATATTAGCGAAATTGATGCAAAAGCTAATGAGTATGATATTGTCAATATTAATGCACAAGTTCAAGCTATGGATACCAAAATAACCGAGCAGATCAATGGTGCAAAAACGGAATTAAATTCGAAAATAGACAATAAGGTTTCAAAAACTGCAGATGAGACTATAGCAGGTGTAAAAACATTCTCTAGTTCAATAGTAATACCAAATGCAACTGCCAATAACCATGCGACAAATTTAGGTCAATTAAATGAAAAAGTTTCAAAAACTGCAGATGAAACTATAGCAGGCGTAAAAACATTCTCAGTACCACCTGTATCGGCAACTAATCCTACTGCTAACAATCAAGTAGCAAACAAATCATATGTAGATACCGCTTTAAATACAAAAGCAAATTTAAATGGAAATAATATATTTAATGGCACAAATACTTTTAATCAGGCATTAACTTCTGGGGCCGATCCAACAAATGATAATCACTTAACTAGAAAATGGTATGTAGATTATGGCGGGGGCATTAAAAATCTTGGTGCAACTGGTAGTATAAATATAGATTTAAGACAAGCTCAACATTTTATTTTAACAATGACAGCCAGAGGAGCTATCGGTATAGCAAATTGGGCTAGTGCTGGCAAAAGTGGAACTATCACTGTCAATAATGCTGAAAATATCACTGCTTTTTCGGCTCCTTTTAGATTTAGAATAGCCCAAAGTGGTTTTAGTGGTACAGAAACCTTTGCGTATTTTTGCATAGCTTCAAATAATGTAAGATTGGTAAGGACTTAAAATGAACTGCCTCCTTCTTTCTAATAATGGTATAGCACTAAATTTACCTCCATCTTTAGGAGGCTCGGTTGCAAATTATAATTATATGTTAAATCTAAATATGATTTATAAACAAGCAGTGGTATTGCCATCAAATATTAATAATAAAGAAGTGGTTATGTTAGGCGAAGTTTGGACGACTGGAAATATGTCTAATAAAGTTTCTGCAAATACTTTGCATATCACATGGAACAATTTTAACTCTAGTGTAGAATTGAATGCTTTAAGTAAATATTACACTGCCAATGCAAAAATCAAAGTAGAGAAAAAATTCAATTTTGGAAATATAAACAACTTACAAATAATGCTAAGTTCTTGGCAAAACGGTAGTGGAAAAGCTCAAAGAGGTTGGAACTTAAATGATGGGAATAGATTAAACCCAAGAGCAAATTTAACATTATACTGGAATTAAGAAAGGGTAAATATGTTTTATGATTTAAAAAATAAAAGTTTAAAATATGATGATATTTTTTTAAAAGATGTGACAATACAAAACGAAGAAGGTGAAATTGATGCACAAGATACTTATTTTTTAAGCGCTTGTGATGATGAGCTTTTAAAAGAGCTTGGTTTTGCTAAAGTTAAAGAAGAAGAAGCACCAAGCTTTAATGAAAAAATTGAAGAACTTCGCCAAATTCAAACTTATGATGAAGAAAATAATCTTTATATTATTTCTTACGAGATTAAAGAAAAAACATTAGAAGAGTTAAAAGAATTAAAATTAGAAGAACTAAAAGCTATAAAAGAAGAAAAGCTTTTATTTATGCCTTTTAAAAATACTGCATTTCAAATTGACACGGAAGCAAAAATTAATATCAGCGGAAAAGTTAGTGAGATAATGTTGGCAAATCTTAATAACACTCCTTTAGAGAACATTTCTTGGATTGACAAAGATAATAAAATCATTACATTTAGTAAAGATGAGTTTTTAGAATTTGGGGTTGGTGTCGCTAAATATACTGAAAGTATTATTTTTAAAAATGATGAGTTAAGAAATAGAGTAAAAAATGCCACATCTTTAGATGAACTCAATTCAATCACTTGGGATGATTAAAAATGAGTACTGAAAATATAATAAAAGAAGGTGCCATACTTGGCTCTTTAAGCGGATCAGCATTGCTAGGATTGATGGTTTTTGTCTTAGCTGGGATTGCATGGCATTTATATAAAACTTTACATAAAGAAGCTGGGGAAAGAACAAAAGAACTTATAAGCGAAATCAAAAATACTAATATTCTCATTAGAGAACAAATCGCAGTATCCAGAGCAAGTAGCGATAGTTTGGTTAAATTTATAGAAACACATTGCTCAAAAACCAATGACAAGCTCGAAGCCATAGAAACAGATCTTATGAGGATGGATGAAAGGCTTGTTAAGCTTACTCAAATAAGAAATGATGAATTAAGAATGATTTGCAAAAAAAAGGAAAACGAATGAAAATTGCATTTTATAGAGTTAAAGGAAATGATAAAGCTACTTTTCTTGATAAAGCAATAGCTTTTTTTACTTCATCTTGGAAAGAAAGATTAAATGGAGATTTTTTAAAATCCTATTCTCACTGTGAAATAATCTTAGATAATTTAATGATTAGCTCAAGTCCTAGAGATAAAGGCGTAAGAATAAAAGAATTTAAAGACACTAGCAGATGGGATTTTATAGAAATTGATAATACAAATGAAGTAAAAATAAAAGAATTTCTTTACTCTCAAATAGGGAAAAAATATGATTTTTTAGGAATTTTAGGATTTTTTACATTTACAAAAGATAGTGAAGATAAATGGTTTTGCTCTGAAATCATAGTTAGGGCTTTACAAATAGGGGGATTGGTTAAGCTAGGAGATATGAATGCAGGAAGCTCAAGTCCAAATAAATTGTATAAAAAATTAAAGGAACTATAATGAAAATAACAATTAATAGAAGATACACTGGAAAAACTTGTGTTATTGGTAAATTTAAGGTTTTAAATGATGATGATAACATTCTTTTTGAATGTTTTTCTTTAGAAGAAGATAAAGAAGGTTTAGAAAGTGGTAAAGATTTAAGAATACCTGAAGGAAATTATAATTTAAAAAGACATAGCCCTTCAAGGTTTGAAAATACTTTAAGAAGTATTACAAAAAAAGATGATGATACAATGATAAATGTTTATAATGATAAAGTTCCAGCAAGTCGTGCAATTTTAATACACTGGGGAAACACTGATAAAGATACTCAAGGCTGTATCTTGCTGGGGCTTACCAAGGATAATAATAATGAAAGTGTCGGTCAAAGCAGACAAGCTTGTAAAGAATTTTATGATTTGGTGTATGGTAAAAATCTTGAAGACATTAAATTAGAAATAACAAATGAGTTAGCGTGAAAGGAGATAAAGTTTAAGTAGGTTAAAGTTTATACCCCGATTTTGCGGGGCAAGGCTTATTAGCCTTGACTATAATTATACAAAGTAGTATAATTATAATTATAAACTTCTGGTATGACATTTATATCACCACCTTTCGCGGGTGGAATTTAGCCATAGGGGGTCAGACCTACGGCTAACCCTTAGGGGTATTATACAAAAACCTTACTTAAACTTCTAAAATACAAAATGATAAATCTTTTATTTGGAAATGCAAAACTTTATATAGCCTTAGCTTTAATGGCAATTTTAGCAGGATATTTTTATCTAAGACTTGATAGCACAAAGGCAAAATTAGAAAAAAGTCAAAGTGATTTAGCTTTGGCTTTGGAGATTAACAAAAACAATGAAGCAAAGCTAAAAGAGCTCACGCAAATTCACAAAGCGGAGCTAAAAGCAATTAATGAAGCAAATAATCAAAAAAATGAAGTTCAAAAAAAGGTGCAATATGTTAAAGAATACATTTATAAAAGCAATGAAAATAATATTACCAAGCTTTTTAATGATGTCGTTGATAGGTTGTGGGATGCAAACTCAACAAGTGGTAACCAAAATAGAAATTCAAAAAGTTAGAATTCCGCAAGAATTACTAATACTAAGCTCCCTTGAAAAGCCAATGGCAAAAAATGAACTTGATATTTTAAACGCTTATTCTATGCTTTTTTACAAATATAAACAGTGCGAAATACAAATCAATAAAATTAAGGAGTTGAATAATGAGTGATGTAAATGTTGATTATAACAAAAGACTTGAAGCATTTAAAGAAATTTATCCGCAAATTTTAGAAATGAGTTTAGCGGAAAAATCTCCATTTGGAGAATTTAAAAAGCTTTTGGAACAATTTGGAAACGATAATGTTATAAGAAATGACCAGCAATTCCAAAGCTTAGCACAAGCGTTGGTAAGTGTTGGACAAACCATAGTGGCTCAAAGTCAAAATACAGCCTTATCCATGATTTTACAAGGAGATGAAAACGAGCTTAACGCTGAAAAAACGTTACTTTTTAGAGCTCAAACAGAAACAGAAAAAGCAAAACCTGCATTAATAGCTAGACAAATTTCACAGATAGATGATAACTTAAGAATAGAAGCTGCAAAGGTTACACAAAATGTTCAATTTGGATATTGTGCCGGTGGTCTTGATATACCACAAGAAATTATGCGCTTAGTTAAAGAGAAAATACAAAACATAGAAAAGTCTTCATAATGCTTATAGATGAAAAAAGGCTTATGAGAAATTATACTCTTAAGCCTGCTTATCCATCAAACATAGGAGAATTAGATATACAAGAAGTATATAAACAATGGTTTACTTATGCTATGATAGGGGTAAATAAATATGTTGAGCTTTTACATAAACAACTTGTAAGAAAAGGTAGAAGCCAAATTCAAAATATAAACCATCCGCTGTTTAAAAATTCGTATATAGTGAAAAAACATAACATTAAAAGTTCTAGCACTGCACCTTATAATAAGGAAAACTATAATGATTTAGGACTTAACCAATTTTTCGTAGGGCAAGATCCATACAAACCCTATAAAGGAGATCCTAGTAGTAAAAATGGAATATATCATGATATTTGCGAAATAAGAACTAATTATAATTTAGGAAGTATGCAGTATTATTATGGTTTTCCAAATAATTTAGCTCTTTTATTTGAAAAAGAAAAAGCTTGGAAATATAATGGAAAAGGATTTTTTTATATTGATGAAAAAATAAATTTCAAAGATATATTAAATAAGGCATTGGAAAATATAAATTATGAAGTGCTTATAAATGATATAGAAGTGGTTATTTTTTCTCAAACCATCCAAAAAAATAATGAATGGATATATCCTAGTATTGATGATATTAAAATACCAGAAATTAAAGCAGAAAATGTTGAATTTAAACCAACTTTTGGAAAACCTTATAAAAAATTATGCATTGATGTTGAAAAATTTTATAATGATTTTAAAGAATTAAATAAAAATATATTTAGAATTGAAAAAGTAGAAATAACCTATAATGTATATGAGAAAGCACAAAAAACTAGAGAGAGTGATCCGAGCAAAACATATTATACTTTAATAAGCAAAAAGATATCTTTTTTTGAAGTATTTAATTCTATCAAAGAAAATTATAAATGCAAATATGCAACTCCTTTATGTTTTTATAATGGTTTTAATTTAGTTTGTTATGAAGAGCCTTATGTTGCTTATTCTTACCTCAATAATCAAAGCTTTGGAAAAAAAGATACAAGTGTTACGCCAAGCGTATATCCGCTATATAGAAAAAGTTCAAATTTGCCTTATGGGCGTAGAGATAGATGGTTTGCATTATGGGATAGTTTTTATTATCTTTATGTATATGAAAAATCAAATAAAGGAATTTTAAGCTTTTTAGTACCTATTGTCACTATCGTTTTAGCTGTAGCCACTTGGTGGATAGGTGGACAAGGTGCATGGCTAGGAACATTGATAGGGGTTAGCGAAGGTGTAGCTGCGGGTATCACACTAGGAATTAGCTTAGGTTTAGCTGTGGGTTCACTTACTGGAAATAAATTATTTTCAATTCTTAATGCTGTTTGGGGTTTGGTTAATTTTTTAGGTGCTTGGAGCTCTAATAATTGGAATTTAGCTACAGATTTTACAAAAACTACAGCACAAGCAGCAAAAGAAATGACAACTTTTGAAACAACTTTAAATGTTGTTGGAAATTTGCTAAGCGGTGCGAGTAAAATTTATGATGTTGTTCAAAGCATTACAGCAGATACTCCTAAAATGATGAATGAGCAAAAAGGTAGCGATTTAGACAATAATGAAGGCGGAAATGGGAGCGAAGCTTTGGAATTAGCAAAAGATGCAATTAATCCAACTTTATGGTATAATTTTGAAACCGCAGATATATTAAATGAAAAAATAGAAAAGAAAGAAAAACCTATTTTTATATTTTAA